TGAGCCTGGTCTCCATGTTGTTCCCACCATACGGGCGACCGTTCATCTGGTTGTAGAACAAGTGTGCGTAGGCGACCCCATCGAGCCAGAGGATGTGGCGGTAGGGGTGGACCTGCCAACCGCTGCGCTCGTAGTCAAGATCGTTTAAGGAGATAGTGCCTTCCAGCTTGGCATCCAAACTGACAGCACGGTCGATCCGGTCCTCATGGTTCCCGAGGGTGAGGTGACGCTCAGGGTCCCAACGCTTCTCCTTGTACCGCTTGCGGACTTGGTTGTACTCCACCAAGGGCTGATTGAGTACAGACCATGCGTAGTTGCTTGCCTTGATGTCGGCTGCATAGCGGCGTCCTTCCATCTCCTTCTTGCCCTTGTCGTAGAGCGAGAGGGATTCCATGTCAGCGAAGTCGCCAAGACAGATGATCTTGACGTTGGGCTTGTGGGCGAACTCGTCCACGATGTACTGACCCGCCCATTGAAGATGGTCGATGGGGACACCTGGCTTTACCTGACAGTCAGGAATGACCACATGCGTCGTTGGTGCGTAACCCTTCATATGGCTCCCCCTTGGTAAGGGTTAGGTTTCAGTCCACATTGCGAGCTGTGCAGGCGTCACCTGGTACGGGTCGTAGTCACCGGGGACATCCCAGCCCCCGTGCTCCCATGACCGTGCAACGAGAGCGGAGCAGATGAGAGCGGTGCCGTGGCGACGGAAATCAAACCGCAGCCACGATGGGGTGATGAGGTTGAGTGCAATGGAAAGAATGGTTGCAACGCTGTACTTGACTCCGACTTGGTGCAAGGCGTAATCAACGGCCCTAACACGATCCACGTTAGCAGGGCAGGGGCGGATCTCGGTGTATCCACGAGGTGCTACATCTTCAATCCAACAAGTCTGACCCAACCGTCCCATCTGCACGCACTTGATACCAGATGTGGTATTGACCACCATTGCGGCGTGGTTCCACTTCTTGTACTTCCGCCACGAGGGACGGAGCCACTGGCCGAACCGGATCAGGGTAGCGAAGGCACCCTTGTTGTGCGCTAGGACCAGATCACCCGGCTGTGGAGTTTGCTTGGGTCCACCCAATGTGTCGGACATGACTTACCTTTCTCCACTCGGGAGCAACACTTCTCAATTGTACACTTCCAGCATTTCGTACCTGTAGGAATCTGCGGGTAGAAGAAACAGGACTCACACTTGGGGAGTAAGGGCGGCAACTTGCGCTTCGAGCTTCTTGATCCTTGCGTCCCTGTCGTCGTCCTCGGCGGCATCCTCAGAATCCTCCATCCCACTCGCCAACTTCACTGAATGGTGAGTCACGACAAAGGCAGTACAGAGAATGGGAATAATCCCGAGGTAGCCCTTCCATCCGTACCCGTGCGTCAGGTCGTTGGCGGAGATGGAGAGAATCAGGATCTTGGCGATGTCCCCGAGCACGTCCATTGCCCCGGCCAGGTTGGGTCGGTTGGTGTTGATTGCTCGGACGAGGAACGTCCCCACCGAATCCTGAATCGCCATCCCGACGCACCCAATGGCCGAGAGCCATGCGATCTCCCCCCACATCAGGGTTCGTTGCGACGAAGGATCTGTTGTACGTCCTCAAGGATCTCACTGGTCTCCTCCAACTCCTCGACCTGCTCCTGCTGCAAGAGGACGAGGGAATCCATGACCCCCTGCTGCCGCTCCATAATCAGCTCAAGCTTCTTTGCCGTGGCTGCCGAGGACTGAGCGAGGGCGGGCTGGGTGATAGCGGAGTAGACCGTGAGGACCATGAGCAGGACAAAGAAGTGCGGATCAAGGTCGGGGCGCACGGCCTCCACGATGACAATAATGGCGCAAACAAAGAGGGTCTGCCACACGCACGAGGGAGAGGTGAACCAGACATCAAACCGCTCAAGCGCACGGGTCTGCCACTTGTGGAACCGAGACTCAGGGCGACCGATCATCGCTTCCTCCACCAACGGATCGTGCGGACGATCCCTGCCACGATTCCGACAAGCGCACCTGCAACGATGAACCCCGAGGCGAGCGCCCCGAGGACGTTGTTCAGGTACGGCCAGTTCATCAGACGCCTAGCGCAGCCCATGTAGCAGGACCGACAACACCATCTGAGAGGAGGTTGTGGGTCTGCTGAAACATCTTCACGCTTGCGGTGGTGGCGGGACCAAACACACCATCTGCTGCAATACCGAGGTGCTGCTGCAACTTGATGACAGCCATGCCCGTAGCACCCTGCGAGAGAACCGGGAGGGTAGCGGGCGCAGCGGGTCCAGCAGGAGTCTTGCCATGATGCAGAAAGGAGATGATGCCGGGGAGCTGATCAAGAACAGGCTGACCAGGGCAACCCTGATGTCCACCACCTGCGTTCCCAAGCTCACCGTGACCCAACCACCCCGTCCCGTTGGGATCGAAGGTGCGACGGATCGGGAGGCCGTGAGCCTCACGCGCCCACTTCATCAGGCACGCAAGCGACCACGCCTGCTTGTCCGTCAGCCGCTCGCCAGCGTAGCCCTCGTGCTCGACCGAGATGGCCTGCCCGTTGTAGTTGGCCTCAGCCCATGCGATGTCGGAAGTGTCAACCCACTGGTAGATGGTCCCGTCCTTGCCGATGCCAAAGTGCGCCGACACCTGAGCCGAGGGATTGTGGAACCAACCATCGGAACCACCGAGGGAACCCTGCATGATGTGAACCACACCAAGCTTGATCGGCCCCATCTTCCCACCGATGTTGGGGACAGGACCGTGCCACTGAGCGAAAGGACAAATAGCCATGATTACTCCTAAGTGAGAGGACCGAGGTAGGTGACGGTGAGAAAGTTCTTGCCCGAGGACTTCGGGACCGTGACGTTGTTCGTTCCTGACGTAATAGTCGTAAGCGAGATGTACGGGGTGATCGTCTTGGCCGTGTTGGACGGGTTGATCGGAACCACAACCTCAAGCGTCCCCACCGTGTCCACCGCCGAGTTCGCCGTGAACGCAGAACCGTAGTGAGTGACAGTGGTGGAGCCAGTCGTATCGGGGGTGACGAGGACCGGCATGACGAGGGCGTTGCCCGAGATCGACGTTGCCTGCAAGCCGGTGCGAAGGGTGATCTTGTACAGCCCTGCACGGTTGATCGTGACCACGTTAGAGGAAACGGTGGGGGTGTTGGTCCCGAGCGTGTAGGTGGAAGCAATGGAGAGCTTGACCTGCTGATCTGCCGTGGAGTTGGTGCTGATGGTCTGTGCCGTGCCTGCGCTGTTGTCAAACTGGCCGTGCGGCGGGATGTTTGTCACCCACTGTAGTCCGGTGCTGGTGGTCTGCAAGGTCGTTCCCTGAACGCCCGCACCGAGCCATGCGGGGACACCGCTGTTGGTGTACAGAAGGGCGTTCTGGCTGTTGGAGCCAACTGCGAGGCGGGCGAGGGCGTTCAGCCCGCTGGCGTAGAGCATGTCGCCCGCAGTAGTCACCTGCCCTAGCGTCTGGTTGGCAACCTTGTTCGCCTCGTATGCCTCCACAGAGGAGAACACCGGCATGACAACCTCGCCGGCAACGTGGCTTGAAGCAGTCGTGCCATCGTAGCCACGGCTTGCAATGTTTACCTGCGTCCCGCTGATGCCGGAGCACAGCACTTTCTCCTCGTTGGACCCTCCGTAACCGATGACGCACACGAAGTTGCCCGAGTAGCCAAGCTGCTGCGAAGAACCGTTGGTCTCAACCCAAGTGGCAGAGTCGGCGCTGGCGATGTTGAACGATGCAACAATATTGTCCATCCCCGCCTGCAACGTAGAAGCCTGGGCCAAGCCAGAGTAAGAGCGAACAGAAAACGACATCAAACTATCCTATCATCCGGTAATGGTCTTGAGAGTAACAACAAGGTCGCCGTGGTAGCCACCTTGAACCGTGGGGCGTCGGCGCTCGGGGAGCCATTCAATGAGGTCCACCGTGACGGACGCTGACCACGAACCCTCAACGTAGGTGACTACCTTCTGCTGCTGACGCAACAGCTCTAGGTACTTGTACTCAACGTAGGGATCTTGGTAGACCATCGTTCCGTCCATGTCAAACGGCTCGTAGAACAGCAGGACAGCCATGATGGTGATACCAGATGGGATACCAGGCAGGGCCTTCAAGGTCCAACGGTTGAGCGTCGGGGAGACATAGTTACCATTGGCATCGGTGGCGGGGTAGAGGTCCGTGTAGATGCGGTACTGCTCACCGAACTGTTGGGTGGGGAACGGAAGCGTGGTCTTGGCAGCAAGGCCGGAGTAGGAACCAATGCTCAAGGCGGCACCATTGTCCACCGCAACCTCAAACGCTACCGAGGAACTGGTGGAACCACTGATGTTTTCAATGTTGGCGTCAATGCTGACAGCGTTCTTGAAATCGGGGATGCCGTAGGTGATGAGGCCGGAGTCCACCTGCCCTTCCTCAACGCAGTTGTCAAGGTCGGCGGTGTAGATGGCGGCGTTCCCCGAGATCGGGTCAAAGGAGATTAGGGGGCTGTTGTTGATGGGGTCGAAGTCCAACCACGTCACGGTCCCCTGCCCCGAGATCATCAGGTCAGAAGCGTAGGCAGGAGCTTGCGTGTCGATGAAGCTCGTCAGGTCCATGCGACCCAAGCCCGAGGAGGTGGAGTCGTAGTTGTTCCAGGCGAAGTAGACGTACCTGTCGTAGCCCATGATGGCGGTGACGGGGGAGGAGACAGGCTGAGTGATATTGGGGATCAGCGGTCCCGACTTGAGATCGCCCGTGTTGCCCGTGGGATCGAGTGCGTTCAGGGTTTCGCACATTCGGATTCCCTTATTTGTACCCACGAAGATGTAGTTCAAGTAGTTACGAATAGCCGTGGGGTACTCGCCTGCGGGCATTGGAAGGGCGACAACAGGAATGGTCAACCCACCTGAAACGGCTACTGCCGTGGTGGAAGATGCCGTGCCAGAGGTCAACGTGCTGCGGTAGACAAGACCAGGATCTTCGGTGTCGTCAGGGTGGCCCGCAAAGTAAATCTGTGACGAACCACCTGCGATGCCCGTCCACTTCCACTGTAGGTTCGGGTGGGTGTAGAGCAAGCCCGCTTCTACGGGTTGGACGCCTGCAAAGTTGGGAACAGCGGCGCTGGTGCTGTTGATGCTGTAGATCGGGGTGCCTGCGTTGTGGGCGGCAGCGATGGTGGAGAGCTGACCACGGGTGACGGTGCCGAGAGAGGTAGCGCCCATGTTTGGAGAAGAACCGACCTTGATGATCTCGCCTTCAATCTGCACATAAGCACCAGTGCCAAGTGCTGACTGCAAATAGTCAACCGTGATTGAAGTCTGAGACGAGTTGATGTTGGCAGCCAAGTAACCAACAATCTTCGCCACGGCAGTTCCCTGCTTTGCACTGGTCAGGTCAAAGACGCTCGAACCCGTGGGGACGGTCATAACGCTGCTTGAACCGAGGGACTGGATGTTGTTGAGCGCCATGATGAGACGCCCGCCAGCCCATGCAAGCACCCCCGTAAGCGAAGTCCCGACGAGGGGAGTGAGAGTCCAAGAGGTGAGCTTGGCGCAACCGTCAGTGTTGCCAACGATGGTGTTGAACAAACCAGCGGTGGTCAGCACCCATACGTTATATCCATCGGTAACAAAGTCAAGGATCGTCCCCGTGATTCCCGTGGCAAGTGCCGTGTAGGGAGTGACGGTGGTGTTGGTGTGACCTACAACGCCGGTGTTCTGTTGTCCTCGAACGACCGTGATGTCGTAATATCCCAAGCCGGAGTTGTACGACCACGAACTGACCAACATGACTTCGGAGTCAATGATGATGTAGAACAGTGATCCACTAGCGGGCCAACCAGCGGTGGACTTGACGCTGAACGTCGTAGTGCCACTACCGACAGGTCCAACGGACTGAGTAATGCCGATCTGGTTCGGCCAGTAGGAAGTAAAGCGGATTGTGTTGCCGTCCTGCCAGTAGACATAGTTGCCGACTCGAATAGCCTTGACAACATTGGTGCTGTTGGCGGCGGTGTACTGAACCTTGGTGTCAGGGAGGAGTTGAAGCTGCCACTGGGTCCAGGGGTCAACACCCTTGCTGCGGTAGAAGCGAGCCTCATCGGACTTCTTGCGGTCAAAGTAAATCTGTCCCGCACCGAGCGACCAATCCCGTGCCTCCCGTCGCCACAGTCCCTCGGTGGAGATGGTGCCATCGTCGGGGTTGTTGGTAAAGTGGAGCGACTGACGCTGCGGTGGGATGGACTTGTGCTTGAACGCTTCACGGCGGTACGGCTCAAAGGACGTATCCACCATGTAGTTCCGACCGTCAATGCTGACAGGGAATCCACCTGTAGGGGGAATAGAGACAGCAACGGACGGGGTGGGGATCTCCTCGCCAAAGCGAAGCAACTCTGTGCCGGCGACAGTACCCGAACGACTCCGGTAGGGGAGGGTGTAAGAGTGCGTGGGGGTGAGAGCGGCCACTACCAACCCTCGACTCGGGTGTACTGGCGCATGAGACGATCTGCTTCCTCACTGATGCGTGAGTTGTACGTCATCATCAAAGCCTGTACAGAGTTGGAGATGGAGCCGGCAGGAACCTCGGGGGCCTTGCGAGGATCGGGCTGGCTGTTCATAAAGTTCCTGCGGATCTCACGGGGCAGGGTGAGCTGGATCTCAGCGCCGAGGGGCGGGATGTCCACCATTGTCGCAGTCATCCCCGTAGCAGCAGCCACATCGGACGTGCTCGCCCATGCAGCCGGATCAACCGTGGTGAACGGGGCGCTGTACTGAACGTACATCGGCATACCAGGGTAGCCCGACTCGTAGACAACGATGCCTGCGCCCGAGGGGAACACACCGGCGTCGGGGATGGAACGGAGCACCTTCCACTTCTTGATGCTTGGGTAGTTCCTTGTCGGGTACGGGATCTTGTGGCGAATCTCCATCACGTCGATGAAGTTCGTCGGGATGCCAGCAAGGTCGTAGCCCATGTAGACGGGGTTGTAGGTGATCGTCTCCACGCCCACCTTGAACAGACCGTTGCCGGGGGAGGACAGGCGGAGGAGTTCGTCATTCAGCGCCACGCCGACATCGAACTTGGTGTACACCGGCTGGATGTAGACAAGCGTTCCGCCCGTGTGCGCAGCAGCAACGGAACCCTCGTACCCACGAACCACAGTCACCGAGTTGGAGGTGCTGTTGTAGCCCGTGACGTACATGACTTCAAGGTCAATCGAAAGAACCGCACCCACCCGCAGAGCGTTGGTCGGGACAGTGGAGGGGTTGCTGCCCGATGGGGGAGTGACGGAGAAGGTGATGTCAGAGGAGGAGATGCCACCGGACCAGGTGTTCGTTGAGGAGTTGTACAAACCAAGCTGCACCGTGGCATCTGCGGAGCCTGAGTAGACACGACGCCAGACCTTCTCGATCCAATCGTTGAATGAGGTGGTCATGCTGCGAATCCTTCGTCAATGCTTTGGGGGCGGGGCTTCTCGTAAATCGCCTTCTCAAACGGGTCAACGCAAGAGGGGTCAACGTACCCAGCGTCGTAGAGAACCCGCTTTACGTCTGCTGTTACATTGTACTCTTTATTGGGAACGAATGAATGAGATCTGTCCCCGATGTTGCAGTCAATGGGCTTCGTGACCCTGAGGCTGAGGTAGGTCTGCGGGCAGACGAACCACTTGTCCGTCACCTTTCCCTGTTTCGGCAACGCCCGCAGAATCTCCTGAGCCGTGCGGTCCCAAGTGAACTCACGAATCTTCTCGGCATTCTTGAGGGCGAGGGCTGCGTAGTGACCGTAGTTCTCAAACACGGCAATAAGGGTGTCAAGAGCCTGGTCCTCGCTCGGCTCCCACCAGTTGCCTGATCTGCCAACGATCTCGGTCTCGGCTTTGACTTCACGCCACCCGATTCCAAGTCCGTACTTGGCAAACTCAGCATGTCCGTGAGCATCGGTAAGGATGGTGGGCTTGCCAGAGGCGATGGTCTGATGCGGGATCATCCCCCATCCCTCACCCCTGCTCAGCCCGAGGTAGACATGGGCGGAGTCGTAGAGCTTCTTCTCGTCCTCCTCGGACAGCACCTCGTCCACGACGATGATGTCATCGTACTTCTTGGAGAGGTTGACGGGAGACTTGATGATAAGCCTCGGGCGAGGGTATCCCTTTCGCACAATGTAGTCAGAGAACCTACGGAACACCTTGATCGAGATGTCAATGCCCTTGCGCCGGCCACCCCTGCCAGCCGTGATGACAGTAAAAGGGTCCGACATAACGTGCGGCGTTATGCTCCACAGGTCGTAGTCGCAGCCAAGCGTGAACTTTGTCGTGTTTGGGTTGATCCGAGAGAACATTGACAAGTTCTGCTCCGAGGGAACCAGGACTCGATCAAACAAGGGAACGGCAGTAAGGTGATCCATCGCAAGCTCAGTGGATTCCCACATCGTCAGCAGGGAAACAGACTGTCCCTCCCACCAACCCTCGGGGCGCTGAGGGGGGCAGGTGAACAGGATCGGATCTTTACAATCCCGTTCGTAGTCCACCACTTCAACGCCCGCCCGTTCTAGGGCAGCACGGATCTCATGGACCATCCGACCGTATCCGGTCCAACCAATCCTGTCTCCGTAGATTTGCAGCCTCACCGCTTGGCAAGTTCCTTGACGGTGGTTTCCACCTTGGAGGCAAGACCCTTGTTCCCAAGAAGCTTGCCAGTCTCAATCT